GCTTCCGTCGGGATTCTTACTGCGGTAGTAGAAGATACCCGTCTGCTCGTAGATGTCCTGAAGGTCCAGAGGCTGTAGCTCTCCGCCACGTCCTAGCTGTACGTTCTCAAGTCCCTCGATGTCGATGATCAATCCATCAGGCTTAGCCTTGGCGATAGACTGTTGGAGCTTTAGGTGGGTGATCTGAAGCTGGTCGGCAAAGCCGATGATGCCACTTACCATTGACTTAGGAATAGACTTACGGATGTTGGTGGCTACAATGCTGTAGCTCATACGGGTGCGGGTGATGTCGTGAACATTTTTAGGAATGTTCTTCTTCAAGCCGTAGTCGTAGATGTATTCCGTCCCTAGGATATAGTTACCACCGTACAGGGTTTGGTTCTGCATATAAACAGCTTCCCTATCATACACACTCTGTTGGGGGGCATTGTACTTGTGGCCCTTGTAGTAGAAGCCAATGTTTCCAAAGCGAGACTCTTTCTTCTCAAAGATAATGTTGTCAACGCTAACAAACTCAAAGTCAAGTACTTCAATGGTATACTCGTCGTATCCGTAGTAGTATCGCTCCATACCGGCGTCGTACCCAGATCCCGTCAGTCGGCTGGAATCATTGCCAAAACGGTTCATAACCGTCCTCGCCATCTTCTCGTACTCGTCCTCGGTGAACTGGTCACCTGCTGTACGCTTAAGCTCTGAGATGCTCATACGCTTTACGTGGCCTGCGTAGGTTATATCCGTAAAGTTTGGGTCTGTGGTAAAGCTGTGGATAAAGAATGCTGGGTCTACGTAGTCCTCAACGATTCCGTAGTTGGGGTCGTTGCTGCGCTTAGTAACAGCCATACCACAGGTAACGAGATCCTCAACATTGCGCCTAAAGATACGCTCGTCGAAGTCGTTCCAGCTTAGCGTTAAATTGATGCCAATCTGGGCAGCAATCTCCGCAGCGGTCTTGATGTTAGTCTCAAGGAATATCTCGGTCTCCTCAGCAGTGTCGGGTAGAGCATCGGGGTCTACTTCGGTGCGAAGTCCTGAGTCCTTCGCCTCCTTCAGAATATCTTTATTCTCGATGAATATCTTCATCTTGTTTTTCTCGTAGTCCTTCTCGCTACGCGACAAAGGATCAACAGCTTCAATGTTCGGGTAGAACTTAGAAGACAGAATCTTGTTGACTACAATCTTTACAAACTTAGGAACGATAGGAACTGGTGTCCAGTCTAGGTTCACCAAGGAGCCATCACCGTTGTTGGGGTCAAGGGAGGTAAGTATCTGCTTGTAGATGGAGGTGTCTTGTGTTCCGTTGGCGTAGTCCCTAGCAATTTCAAACTCACGGAATCTTTTGCTGTACAGAGAGCCCTCGTACTGGGCGCTCCCCCACTGGCCATATACAGCCTTTGCGTACTGAAGACCATACCTCTTGCTCGCCTTTACATCGTGTGAGGCGAAAGGATCTGGGAACGTAGAGTCGTATGAGTTACTTTTTACAGAGTATTGATCCATTTATCGGAGTTTATGGACAAAGGTACGAACTTAACTTATCGCCTAATTTCCTTACCCTTGCGGAAGAAAACCCTGTCGTTGAAGTTTGTCTTTTTGACTTCCTTGACCTGCTTCTGGGCAGCAAGCAGCGCTAGCCCTGAGCTAATTGTTAAGTCAAACTTTGTCCTGTCGTCTATCTTAAAGTTTATCCAGTCCTCAAGCGTCCTGTTTAAATACATACGCCCGAACTTACCACTCTCGTTGTGGAGGCCCACGTGGTCGTGGATGTAGGACTCAATAGCTTGAGCGTGAGCTTGTATCACATCTTGGCTGTTGGAAGGTATCCCCTTTGTCTTTACGTTCATCTTTGAAGACGTAGACGCTAGATGCGCTGGGCGGTTCATAAGGTACTCGTCGTATCCCCTTGACTCAAAATACCTAGCGATTCCGTACTTGTTGTTCTCTATCAGCACAGGGTATCCGTAGAAGACCGCTGCCATAAGGATGTCCTCGTAGAATATCTTGGCAAGCGGAGGCCGTGAGGCGTACTCCGCGACAAACATATTAGAGGGGTGCTCCATCGAGAACTTGTTGTATACGTGGCAGGCACCCTTTGAAGACCTGTAGTCAAGGGTGGTGTCAAGGTCGTAGGAGTCAACACCCATAACCCCGAATGATCCATTGGGGGCAACGGGCTTATTGTTCTCAACCTTTCGTTTGTTTCGAATATCGGTAGGTGCTAGCCAAGCCACACGCCACCGCCCATTAGGGTCGGGGGCGAAGATAACCTCGCTGTCCATCTTCCCGTCTTTCCATTGGAAGTTACCGATTACCACAGGGTCTGGGTACAGCTCTTCGTTATGTTGTATCTGCTCGTATATCTTCTGGATGTTGAACAGAGAACTCTTGGTCGAGTCGCGGAACGCCTCGTCCTCGGTGAAGGGGAACTGGCGTATGATCTCGTTGAGCTCGTAGCTGTTGTTCTGCTGGCCCTTCCTTTCATTCTTTAAGAACGTCCTAGCACCTATTTCGGTTATAGTGCCATCCTCGGTAAGCATTGGAGTCTCTGGGTCGTCAACAATAGGCAGCCCATACTGACTGAAGAATCCCTCCATCGCATCGTATGCCGGGATGAATATCTTGTACAGCCCGCTCTTGGTCCTTCCGTTCTCGTTGCGGTCGTTTGGGTCGGAGTCGTAGTACAGATTCCTAAACTCCCTGCCGCCCTTGTCCAGTGGGTTTACCGTGGAGCCCACCATAGCCTTTCCAATAACCCTACGACCAACGAGTAGACAGGTTCTGTGGATTCTCCACACCTCTCTTATATCGTTAGGATTCAGCCACTTACCAGCCTCATCAAGAAACAACATATGGGTCTTGCTTCCGTCGTATGCGTTGTTCGTAGTATTCTTCCAGTTGATTATAGTGTCCAAGGCCTCACCTCGTGAGGTCGTCTTGTTCTTCTTAGTAATCCTCTTGGAGGGCTCGCGGAAGGCGAGCTCCATCCTAGGGTTTGTCGTTCCGTCAATGATGGGAGAAAAGAAGAACGGGTATCCCTTGAATATAGGTATGATCTTAGAGCCAAACACCGCCTCTTGGGCGTCTGTTCCTGTCTTGCTCATAATACCCAACAGCTTTTCCTTCACCTGACTGCCCTCATCCACAAGTACCGCTGCACTCATATTGGTGTATCCAGAACGCCGACACTTGGTGTATATCTGACCCAAACACCGAGGATCTGCCTCGCAGGCCGATAGGTGGACAAATAGCTTACGCTGAAAGTCTAGGTACGTAGGGTATCCGATGTCTATACTGCTCCACTGGAGGAACATATAGTGGTGGCCAGTGATGTAGGTCTCCTTCCCGTTGTTCATAAACCACAGGCCTTCCTTGCGCCTCTTAAACTCCTGCTCGATGTAGGCGCTCCACTTCTGCTGGAACTCCCTTGGTGACTCGTACCAGTCGTCCATAGAGTTTATCTGTGAAAGATCTCTGGGTATTTCCTGACGCTTCCACATCTGACGCTCCTTGGGTAGGTCGCTAAAGAGAAAGTTCTCTGGCTTGGGTAGCTGGATACTCAGGGACTCTATCTCAATGATAGGTCCGTCCGAATTATTCGGACAGATGTTTATCACCTCCTGCTTATCGATTACCTTAAGTCCAGCCATTATCTTGCCATCCTCTCGGCGAAGCCTCCCTTGAAGTCCTTCTCCTTCTCAAAGGATCCGGACTCCTCGATATCGCCAACAAGCTGTTCGAGCTTCTGGCGTTCCACGATAAGCTCCTTACAGGCAAGGGCGGTGTCCTTGATTGCCTGCAGCTCTGCCTTACGTGCTGACCCCGTTAATTCGGGGTCTACGGGCTTGCGTATCTCCTCGGTCATATTGCTGATAGCGGCCTCCATCGCAGAGATGAGGTTACGCGCAGCATTAACTGTTGTGAACTTTACAGCTTTTGACATATCAGGTGGTGGATTTGCATACGCCACAGCTTGCGGCCATTGATGTCCATCTCGTAGTCTGCGTCCTTGGCGAAGTACACAACGTCGCCCACAGCAAGACCTTCCTCCTCTAGCCACTGGCTTCCGTATACGATACGGCCCCAGCGCTTTTCGGGTTCCTTTAGGGTAATGATCTCTATGAAGCTCTTCTCCTTGTCAGCGTCGATATCAAAGGGCTCTAGGAATACCCAG